AAGGCTTCTTCATGCGGTTGCGGAAAAGACTGTGATAAATGCGGCGTAAAGAAAGACGACATTAAAGAATGCGGATGCGGGTGCAACGAAGAAGTATGTGGCGAAAATTGTGAGTGTGAATGCCATACTAAATAATTTACCAATATGAAAAAGCTATTAATATTATTTTCTGCGCTTTTTGTAATCGGTTGCAACTGGGGAAATTCCGGATGTTCGGATTGCTCCTGTGAAGCAGGCTGTTGTTCATCCGACAGTTGCTCAGTTGCCGATTGCAATTGCGTTTGTAAGAACTAAATAAGAACTAAACTTGAGAAGTGGAGTTAACCCTCTTTTTCTATACTTTTTATTTCGTCATGTATTTCATGAGCTAAATAATTTATCTTTATAGATAGATCTCTTAATTTATTATTATCTATATCTTTACCCTCTAGTTTTTTTATAAGATAAAGCGAAATTGCTCCGATGGTATCAGCTTTCCCCTTTAAGTTTGGTATTTTGCTTTTCAAGGTGATGAGTCTATTTACCTCCATGTATATATATACACTTTTTTAAACGTTTTTATACTTAGAAAGCCACCACTTAACAAATGTTAGAGTCGGGGAGTTCGCATTTAATTCCTCCATTTTTTTTACAAATAATTCCCTATCCTTTACGAGGCTGTCATGATTCCATGAAGCTTCATAATATTCATCTTTTACCCCCGTAATAGAAAAATGATGATGATTTATTCTCGCATTTTCACATCTTTTAGCTTGATTCAGTTTTTTACATTTTTCCCAAAGTAAATTATCTACTCCCACGTGATTAAAATCTGTGTCAAAAATTTCTCCTCCTATTTTAGAAATAAAGCTTTTCTTTATTATAAAGTGTTCGCAAATATTACCCTCATCTTCTAAAAGTTTTCCTGTATTAAAAGTTACCAATGCGGCTTCGTTAGCGCATGATAAAGCTTGCAAAAGACAATCTGGTAAAAATTCCATGTCGTCTGCCGCATATACGATATATTCTCCAGTAGATTTTTCTACGCCTTCTTTTAATCTTTTGGGTAAACCAAGTCTAGGTTTATCTTCTATAATTAAGGTTTCTATATTTTCTTGAGGGTAATCTAAATTTAATATAGAATCAACACATCTATTGATCCCCTCTTCTCTACCGATGGTAGGCAATATAATACTAATTTTAGGTAGCGATTTTTCCCACATTTGTTTATATTATAACTTATATATTTTTTATATGCAAGATTTAAATCGTAGGAAAATAAATACAAGTCTACTAGATGCAGCCCGATCTTACGACTTAGAATTAGCAGTTAGATTTATAAAAAAAACTAAGGGCCCTCTGGGGTACATTCGCCTTCCCAATTCTATAGGTAACGAGGAATCTAGAGATATGATGATGTGTACTTTTCTTTTTTCGGCTTTAGGAAGAAAATTCGATCACATAGTAGAAATTGGAGGAGGGTTTGGTAATTGGACTAGATTATGTGATGACATTATAAAATTCAAAAAATGGACGATAATAGATTTACCTCATGTAGTAAAGTTGCAAAAGGAATTCTTAAAAAAGGAATTAAAAAAGAATTATAATAAAATGGAATTTATAGATACCAAGGAATATCGAGATTGGAAAGTCGATTTTAAAGAGGCGGATTTAGTAATAGGCTCGCATAGTTTGAGTGAATTTAATTATTCGACATTCGAGGATTACTACGATAATATAGTAAAGAAGGGTAAATATTTATTTTGGGCTGCAAATAAGCGTGATCCCCTTGAAGAATTAGTCGCTTTGAAATTGAAAGATATAAATAAAGATTTTTCTTTGATAGAAAGTCTTTATACCGAAGAGGGACGAATAATGAATATTATTTTTAAAAATGAATAAACAAAATATTACTTTAAATATGATCGTAAAGAACGAGGCTCATTGTATACATGAAAGTTTCGATTGCATTAGAAAGTATATAAACTACTACGTAATTGTCGATACAGGTTCAACCGATGAGACTAAAAAAGTCATAAAGGAATATTTTGATAAATATAATATAGAAGGAGAGATTCATGATAGGCCTTGGAAAAATTTTGGATGGAACAGAACGGAGGCATTTAAATGTGCAAAAGGAAAAGGTGATTATGTTTGGGTTATAGATGCAGACGATGTTATACATGGTAATTTAGTATTACCAGAGAAATTAACAGATGACAGTTATCAATTAATATACGGAAATGATTTTACGTACTGGAGAGCTCAGATTTTTAAGAATACATTAGATTGGACATATAAAGGCGTTTTACATGAATACCCCCACTCAACACAAGCTAAAAAAAATGGGAAGGTATCAGGCGATTACTGGGTCGAATCAAGAAGGTTGGGCGATAGAAATAAAGTTTCTATAGAAGAAAAAATGGCAAAAGATGTAGCTCTGTTATTGGATGGACTAAAAGAAGAACCCGATAATGAAAGATACTGGTTTTATCTTGGCCAATCCTATAAAGATGGGGGAAATTTTAAAAAAGCAATTGAAGCGTATGATAAAAGAATTTCCATGGGAAGATGGGTCGAAGAACATTACTTCGCAATATTTCAAAAAGCTCATTGTTATGCGGAGCTAGGTGACTGGAGTAAAGCTCACGAAACCTTTTTGGAAGCACATAACTTTAGGCCTGAAAGGGCAGAGCCTCTATATGAAATTGCTAAGTATTACAGGGAGAATAAAAAATTCGCATTAGGTTATATATATGCAAAAGCTGCAAGCGAAACAGACTTACCTAAGGATGATATATTATTTGTATCTAAAGATGTTTATGATTGGAAAACTTGGGATGAAAGATCAATCTGCGCATTTTATTTAGGTAAGCATTCAGAAGCCTTTAATGTAAGCTGCTTGTTATTAGAGCAAAGAAGGGGTCTTATCCCCAGTAATCAAATAAATAGATTACAGAATAATAAAGCTTATGGAGCAGAATATATTTTAGCCAATAATCCTTTAGAAAAATACAATGAACCTCTCGTGCAAAAACTGTTAAGATCAAAAAAGGGAAATAAAAAGGAAATAGAATACCATGAATAAACCTTCTATATTGTTTAGTATAACTTCTTGTAAAAGAATAGATCTTTTTAAAAGAACTGTAAATTCATTTTTGAATTCGTGTGAAGATTTAGAATTAATTTCAGAATGGATTTGCGTAGATGATAATTCTTCCAAGCAAGATAGAGATGAAATGCTACGCTTTTACCCTTTCTTTAATTTTATATTTAAAGGCCCCGAAAGTAAGGGTCACCCAGAGAGCATGAATATAATTAGGGAAAAGGCTTTAAATCATGATTATCTTTTACATATAGAAGATGATTGGGCTTTTACAATTCGAAAGCCTTATATAAATGTAGCTCTACATATAATGGAAGAAAAACCTGAGTATACGCAAGCGGTTTTTAATAGAAATTATTCTGAAGAATTATCTGTTAAGCATGTAAATCTAGTGGGTGGCTTCAAGAAGAAAACGGAGAAAGGCGTGCCTTATGTAGAACATGAGTTTTACCCTAAGGGTAGTATAGAAGAATCAGATTTCTATAAAAGGCATCCCGGCGGAAGAAGCTGTTGTTATTGGCCCCACTTTTCTTTGAACCCCTCGGTAATTGACACTAAAGTATTTAAAGAGTTGGGAGAATTCAAAAGTGGCATAAGTCATTTCGAGATGGAATACGCCAATAGATATGTAGAGAAAGGGTATAAGACCTGTTTCTTAGATGATATATATTGTTCTCATATAGGAAGAAAAATAGATGAGGCGGGAGAAGAGGGTCTTAAAAATGCTTACGAATTAAATGAAACCAAGCAATTTTAATAATTTTTTCGCTTTTCGGTTTTTTTAATGTAATAATAATGAGTAAGGATAACTATGAAAAAGTATTGCCAAAATTGCGGGTCTCCATATGAGTACTCTTTAAATAATCGTCCGAAATTTTGCCCAGAGTGTGGCACATCTATTTCAGGAAAAAAGAGTGAGGCTAAAGCGAATCTAGAAACTCAGGTTCAAACGGATTCGAATGGAGATAATGTTAGTGATGAAGATGATATGTCTAACGATATACAAGAATGGGATGGCGCAAACATTTCTTCATTAGATGTCGAGATTACTCCAGAGTATAAGCATTCGATTAAATTGGGGCAACTTTTTCCTTCTCCTCCAGAAGAGAAAGATAAATGAGAAAAAAGAAAGCTTCCAAGAAGAAGCCAACATTCGAAGAGAGTTTTCATATAATAGATGAGGAAATAAAAAAGAGGAGGAACAAATGGAACCTTACTTCCTTGAGTTGGATGGATTATGATGATGTGTCTCAAATCATCAGGGTTCATATATATAAAAAATGGCATCTTTATGACCCAAAACATCCCCTGACTCCTTGGTTAAATAGGATAATAACTAATCAAATTAAAAATTTAATAAGAAATAACTATGGCAATTATAGTAGACCATGCTTGAAGTGTTCTGCGGCTGAGGGAGAAGATTCTTGTATAATCTACTCAAAACAATGCTCTGATTGTCCTCTCTATAAGAATTGGGAAAAAACTAAAAAAGCGGCATATGATTTAAAAATCCCTTTATCTTTAGAAAATCATTCAAATGAAATATATTCTAATGATATAGACTCTAACATAGACATTGAAAAAAATGCGAAGAAAATACATGAAGCAATGAAAGGAATATTAAAACCACTAGAATGGAAAATATATAAAGGATTATTTATAGATAACAAAAAAGAATCGGAGGTAGCTAAAGAAGTCGGTTATATAACCTCAGAAGAAAAGAGGACTCCGGGATATAAACAAATAAAAAATATCAAAAAAATAATAATAAATAAAGTCAAGACTTTTTTAGAAAAAGATAAAATAGATATTTACTGATATGGAAGATTTATTTTTAACAGATGAGCAAGAGGAATTCATTTGGGGGACTTTCAATGAGGGGACCTCAGATTTAAAAAAACTTACGAAACTTTTTGTGGAAAAATATTACCCGGATATCCCCGACAATATGAAAGATGGTCGAAGCGTTTATGGCAGAGCGGTGCGGGGCTTATTGGCCGAGAAGGGTGAAAGAGCCAGAGGTAAACATGAATATCAACCGGTAGAAGAGAAGCTTGATGAAGAGGATGAACAATATGTAGATGAACACTACAGACTTCAAAAGATTGTACCAATGGGAAGAGCTTTGAGGGGCAATCACATAAGTGGGTTACATAAAATTACTTCCTTAATCCGTGAATACATGGAAGAAAAGGGGTACGTGGAATTAGAAGATGAAATAGATGAAAACGTAAGCGTTTCAAGAGGAGGTTATGAGCCTCCTAAAACTTTCCACGCTACTTTAACTAAAATTATAAATTACTCTCCAAGATCGGTGGATAAAAATAAAATAACACAAAAAAATAAAAAGAACATTGATTCCTTAATGGGGTACATAAATACCTACAGGTTTATCCATCAAATAAATAGTTATAATTCCCAAGTTCAAAGAGATCTATTTGAAAGTAGTTTTATACGCTATACAAACGATAAACCCGATTTATCACAAGAAGAAGTTGATCAATATATAGTATTATCCGGAGAAGTCGTAATTGCGTCTAATATCCAAATTAGAGTAGATCATTTACAAAGATTATTAGATACAGCAGTTGAAGAAAATGACGGAAAAGTATCTATGAGTTTAGTGGAATCAATTAGCTCTGCGCAAACGGAATATAACCAATGTGTTACTAGACAGCAAAAACTATTGGGAGACTTAAAAGAAAAAAGAAGTGATAGGCTCAAAAATCAAATTAAAGAAAACGCTAGCATTTTAAATTTAGTCCAGATGTGGAAAGAGGAGGACACAAGATCTCAAATGCTTAAGTTAGCAGAATTAAGAAAGCAGGTCGTTAAGGAGGAAATCGAAAAACTTACTAATATGGACGAAATGAGAGCTAGAATCATGGGAATTAGCGAAGAAGAAATTTTCAATGGGTAAATGTAAAATATGTGGAAAGGGATTTGAAAACGATAAAAAACTTCATTCCCATTTGAAAGCTCATAAAATGAGGGTAGTAGAGTATTATCAAACCCAATATCCTCGTTACGACTTGCACACGGGGGAAATTATAAAATTTAAAAACAAAGATCAATATTTTGAAACAGATTTCAACACGAGAACCTCCTTAAGGATGTGGTTAAAGGGGCAGCCCGAAGAGGGAAGAGTAGACTACTTAACTAACCTGATAAGAGAAAGAAAAGACAAAAAGAATTTAATTTATACCCCGACTCAAGTTGAGCTAAGAAGCACGGTAATTCCTTCTATTGTTTTCTATCAAAAATATTTGGATTATTACAAGGTTTGCAAGGGCTTGGGGCTAAAAAATAAATATAAAAATATTAATAGTATTATAACTGGTTCAGAATATGACAAAAAAGAACATAAAATTTATATAGATACTAGAGAGCAAAATCCGCTTAAAATAAATTACCCTACAGAAATCCAGTGTTTGAAATTCGGGGATTATACTTTAAGCAATAAAGATCTAACTTGTAACTGTTATATAGAGAGAAAATCTTTAGCTGACTTTATATCTACAATAAGCGTTATGAATTTAGAGCGTTTTAAAAGGGAAATAGAAAGAGCTTCAGAAAATGATGCTAATTTAATTATTTTAGTAGAGGATACCTTATCTCACGCTTTGTCTTTTAATCATCTACCTTATATTTCTAAAAAGATAAGAGCTACCCCAGAATATATATTTAAAAATGTAAGAGATTTAATTCAAGGGTATCCACATATACAATTTTTATTTGTTAATGGAAGAAAAGAGTCTGTAAGGGTAATGGAAAAAATATTCTTTTCGAACTGTCTTTATAAAAATACAGATTTACAATTAGCTTATGATAGGAAAATCTTATAATGTGGTATTGTCCAGAGAAATATAAACCGAAAGTGGTAAATGTTAATGAAGAGCTTTCAAAAGTGAAGGGGTACCTTGATGATAAAGAAGCGAAAATTTCCTTGGCAAAATATCTACGAGCTAATCTAGGGATTACCACCGAGTTAATCTCAGGAATTAAATTGGCTCCTTACCAAGAAATAACGCTTAAGGGAATGATGAATAGGAATTTTTCAATGTGTGTCTGGGGTCGTGGTTGCGGTAAAACTTTCATTGCTTCTATTTTTTGTTTTCTTCAATGTATATTTGAACCGGGAACTAAGATACTTATTGCTGGACCGACCTTTCGTACCGCAAGATTTATTTTTAATAACCTCGAGGGTATAGTTAATTCTAAAGGCGCAGAATTATTACGGCAAGCATTCAACGCTAAACCTTCAAAAAGAAATGACCAATTCGAATGGCTAATAAACGGGGGCTCTATCACAGCTATTCCACTGAGCGGAGAAAAAATTCGTGGTTTTCGTGCCAACGTCCTTGTATTAGATGAGTTTCTTTTACTTCCAGAAGATATCATCAAAACTGTTTTGATGCCTTTCTTAGTGGCTCCCCAAAACATGAAAGAAAGATTAGAAATTAGAGAAGTCGAGAATAAATTAATAGCCGACGGAGCAATGAAAGAAGAAGATAGGATAGTGTTTGAAAATGATTCTAAAATGTTAGCCTTATCTTCTGCGAGTTACACATTTGAAAATCTATATAAAACATACAAAGAATGGATAGCGAATATACAATCAGAAGAAAAAAGCGATGTAAAATATTTTATATCTCAAATGGGATACGAGGCTTTACCAAAAGAAATGATAGATACCACAGTTATTGAAGAAGCCCAAAATGGCGGCCAAAGCTATTCTAGTTTTCAGCGGGAATATTGCGCTCAATTTACGGATGGATCAGATAGTTATTTTAGCGCAAAGAAAATGCACGAATGCACTATTCCAGATTCGGAAGAGCCAACAACCCTAATAAAAGGAAAAAAGAACTCCAAATATATATTAGCCATTGACCCCAGTTTTAGTAATAGTCCTGCGTCGGATTATTTTGCAATGTCTGTTTTAGAATTAAATGATGAAAAAAAAGAGGGGGCTCTTATTCATAGTTACGCTGTAGCAGGGGGAGATTTAAAGGACCATATTAAATACCTTTATTACATAGTAAGAAACTTTGATATAGAAATGATCGTCATTGATAATGCAGGATATCAATTTATTGATAGCGCAAATGAGCATCAATTATTTATAAACAATAATATAAAATTAAAATTTTTTGAGTTCGATAGCGATAAAGACGGAATGGATTATGATAAACAAATTAGATTAGCGAAAAGACAATATAATAAGCAAGATGGCGTAATCTGCTTTAAACAAAATTTTTCTACAGAATTTATTAGGAAAGCTAACGAACATTTACAAGCCTGCATTGATCATAAGAAGATCTGGTTTGCATCTAGATGTATAGCTAATAACTCCGCCTTTGAAAAAGCGGTAGCGCAAAAAATAGATAATTTTAAGGCTACAGGATATGAAAATACGCTTGAGTTTATCGAAATGCAAGACGCTTTAATATATCAAACTAAGAAGCAGTGTGCTCTTGTAGAGGTGAGATCTACCGCTAGAGGAACACAGACATTTGATCTCCCCCAGCATTTAAAACGCAACACTTCCGCAAATAGAGCTCGAAAAGATAATTATACCACACTAATGTTAGCAAATTGGGCCACGAAAAGTTATTATGACATGATGTCTATAAATATTGAGCAAAATCACACTTTTAGCCCAATAATGCTTCGTTAATTGTGTAATAATATTAAATTTATAAGGTCTAGGCAAAGGGAATGGCAAAGAATTTAATTAAACTTAAACAGTTGGACAATAGTGAAATCTCAGGCTATGTCCTTCAGGTTGTATCTGGCTCAGAGAATTTCTTTTATAATGATCTAACCGTAAGCGGAAATATATACGCTAGTGGTGGAGATTTTATAACCTTTAGCGGCTTAAATGCCGGTACAGGAGTCTACGTACCTAGCGGGCATATAATAGTTTCGGGAGATATAAATCCGACTCTTAGTGGTTCCTCTAATATTGGCGCAGCTTCTACCCCATTTCAAAACCTTTACTTAAGTAGCGGTATTAGTATCCAAGGGGGTGACACCTTAAACGTAATTACCTCTGGTTCAAATAAGGTCTTAACTTTAAATGATCAATTATTAATCGCAGGCTCTTCAGAGGTCGCCGTCGGAGGTCCTACTGGTGATACCGGTCCAGCGGGTCCTTCGGGTGCTTTTGCATCAGAATCAACTGGGCCCACTGGTTATAGTGGACCAACTGGTCCCACGGGACCAACCGGACCTCTGGGTTACCAAGGACACACGGGTTATACTGGCTACACTGGTCCATCAGGATTGGCAGGTGGAGTAGGTGGAGTATATATAGACTTTACTCAAGGAGACTCCTGTCCTGCAAGCGCAGGATCTGACAATTGCATTGCTCACCACGCTTATTATTCGGAATATAATTTCGGAGCAGGAACTGTGGGGGCTCGACCGACCTTACATCTTTTTAGAGGATTCACTTATTACTTTGCTCAAATAAATTCAAGTAATGTTAACCAAATGTATTTTACCACCGGTTTAAGCGGTAATGAAAATACCCACCGGGATGTCTATAGCGATGGCGTGTCTGTATCTGGATATCTAGATGCATTTGGAAATTGGAGTGCGAATATTGCAAACCCCGGGGTAGTGTCCTTTTCGGTTCCTTTCGATGCGCCAAGTGAGCTTTACTATGCGCCGAGAAATCATTCTCAAGGAACCGGTGTTTGGGATAGTACAGGATCCGGCGGTTTCCCGGGCGGTAAAATACTTATTAGTGATTTGGGCTATGGTTACACGGGGCCTACAGGACCAACAGGACCATTTGGCCATACTGGTTGGACAGGGCCGAAGGGGGATGCGGCAAATACCGGTGCCACGGGTTACACGGGGCATACGGGGTATACTGGTTATACAGGCGATACCGGCCCAACTGGTCCCACCGGTTATTCGGGGGCAACTGGTGATACAGGTCCATCAGGTAGTGCAACAGATACCGGCGCTACGGGTTATACAGGATATACCGGATACACAGGTTACACTGGACATACGGGTTACACCGGTGATATAGGCGGGATGTTCTTAAGCACTAGGATAACAGGAACCCATCCATCAGATACATTCGTTATAGACAATGAAGGAATGAAAGATCTTCATTTTGTCAAGGGGTTCACATATTATTTTGATCAATCCGATACGTCTAATTATGGGCATAAGATTTATATAACGACTTCAGGCGCTAGTTATGGTGGTTCTGACCCTTATACGGATGGAGTAAGAGAATATGGTACGGCTGGTTATGCCGGAGGAAAAACATCTTTTACTCCCCCCATGGATACATCTTATAGCACCTTCTATTACCAAAGCTCTGGTATCGATGATAATTACGATATGGGCGGTACGATTACCGTTGCTTCTGAAGGGCCATCTGGCCCTACTGGTTATACCGGTCCAGCGGGTGATGCGGTAGATACAGGAGCAACTGGACCCACAGGTTATACTGGTTATAGCGGACCAACTGGTGATACGGGGCCGCAAGGGGTAGCGGCAGACTTTGGTGCGACAGGGCCTACAGGTCCCACAGGTTATACAGGATTTACAGGTTATACAGGGCCAACTGGACCCACGGGTTATAGCGGACCAACAGGTGACACCGGTGATGCAGGCTCTGCTACTGCTACTGGGGCTACGGGACCCACAGGTTATAGCGGACCAACAGGTGATACAGGCGCAGCAGGAGACGCATTTAATACTGGAGCGACGGGATATACCGGTTATACGGGAGCAACAGGATACACAGGAGCAACAGGATATACGGGGCCTTCTAGTACATATATGGGGCTTTCAAATGTAATAACCTTGACGGGAAATGCTAGTGCAGATAAATTGATATTGAATTGTAATGTTCAAGGCGGCGCAGATGTATTCCAATGTAAATTTGATGAAGAAGCTACCCACACGAAAACTTACCTTGATTTCTCAGGTAGCAGAACAGGTCAAGTTATTTTAGTTGTGGTAAAGCAAGCTGCAGCAGGTAGTAAATTAATTGGGTGGCCAACCACCGTTAATTGGCCTGACGATAGCTCTCCAATACAGACGGCCACAGCGAATAATACTGATAGTTATACTTTAGTGAGAATTATAGATGACGCATACGGAAACCCAGTGTATATTGGTACGTTCGCTCAAAACTATACGTTTACTTATCCTACTTAAAAAATGAACGAGAAAAAAACAGAGGCTAAAAAGAGTACGACGCCTAGAAAGCCTAGAGCTAAGAAAAAGGTTGAAGAAATAACCCCGTTATTGGCGTCATTAGATGAATCTATAGCTTCCACAACCAATACTAGAAGCAGAAGAAATCTGTCCTCCACAATAGAGAGAACCGATAGATTTAAAAATATTTCTGATGGTCTTACCCCATTTAAGTCTAGCACTTACGGAGAGACAACTAATATAGACATTAGAGAAGCTGTTATTCTATGCCAAAAAGCTTATTATAATTTCGCTATTTTTAGAAGTACGATCGATATGATGACAGAATTTTCTGTTAGTCCGATCTACTACAAAGGGGGGACTAAAAGGTCTAGACAATTTTTTGAAGCACTTTTTAATAAAATAAATGTTTGGGATTTGCAAGATAAATTCTTTAGGGAGTATTATCGTTCAGGAAATGTATTTCTTTATAGATTTGATGCTAAATTAAAAACCGCCGACATTCGTAAAATCATACAACTCTTTGGAGAGAAGGGGCATAAACCCGGAGAAATATCTTTAGATAATAACGATAAAAATGATTTCAAAGTCAAAAAAATGATTGTTCCTTCTAGGTACGTAGTCCTTAATCCTGCCGACGTGCAAATGACAGGGAACATTTCTTTTTCTCAAGCTCAATATAAAAAGGTGTTAACTGATTACGAATTGCAAAGGTTAGCTCATCCGCAAACAGATGAAGACGTAGAGGTGATAAAAACCTTTTCCCCTAAAATACAACAGCAAATTAAAGACAAAAAAATTAGCATGCTATCCATTCCATTGGATCCCGCAAAATTCATAAGTGTTTTTTACAAAAAACAAGATTATGAACCATTCGCTGTTCCGATGGGATTTCCTGTATTAGAAGATTTAAGTTTTAAAGCTGAAATGAAAAAAATGGATATGGCAATAGCTAGGACCATGCAACAAGCAATCTTATTAGTTACAATGGGTGCAGACCCTGACAAGGGTGGGATTAATCAAAAGAATCTTGCTGCAATGCAAAGTCTATTCACAAATCAATCAGTGGGAAGAGTTTTAATTTCTGATTATACTACCAAAGCTGAATTTGTTATCCCTCAAATAGGAGATCTACTTGATTCCAAGAAATATGATGTTATAGATAGAGATATTAACTTGGGTCTCAATAATTTATTTACGGGTGGAGAAAAATTTGCAAATCAACAAACTAAAGTAGAAGTATTTTTAGCTAGATTAGAACAGGCACGTGCTGCATTTGTAAATGATTTTTTAATGACTGAAATAAAAAGAATTTCCAAATCATTAGGCTTCAAAAATTATCCTACCCCATATTTTGAAGAAATAAGCTTGAGAGATAACGTGGTTAAAGATAGAATTTATTCTAGATTACTCGAGCTTGGAATTCTTACTCCTCAAGAGGCATTCAAGGCAATAGACAGCGGCATATTACCAGATCAAGAAGCTAGCCTCAAGAACCAAAAGGAATATAAAACTCAAAGGGAAGAGGGGCTTTTTCTTCCGCTTATGGGGGGGTCACAAGGGGAGAAATCCGGATCTTCTGCGCCGGGGAGGCCTCCGGGCTCAGGGGGAGAACCTCAATCTAACCCGAGTAACCAGCAAAGAATTGGGGTTACTAATTCTAGCGAAGAAAATTATGATTTTTCTAAAATTAAAGAAAGCATGATTCTTAGCCAAAAACTAGAACAAAGCGTGGCTTCTCACCTAAGAAAGAAGCACGGCGTAAAAAGGTTAAATAAGTCTCAAAAAGAAATATGTAATGAAATCTGTAATATAATTGTAGCCAACGAAAACTCGTCTAACTGGGAAGAGAATGTAGAAAAATACTGCGAAAAACCTGAAGATACCAATAAAGAAAGGGTTAAAAAAATACAAGAAATTTCGCATAAACATCAAATAGATTATTATTTGGCCTCTATATTATACTCAAGTAAAGTGTAATAAAAAGTATGGAAAAGTTAAATAATAATTCGATTGTCTTATGTGGGAAGAAAGGATGTTGCCCTACCTTGACATTAAACGAAAATATCGTAAAGATAAAAGACGATTACGGTAATGAAATTAAAATAACAAAAGACCAAGCTTTATCGGTGGGCTTAGCAATTAAGGAGATAGAAAATAATGGAAGAAAATAGCATAGAACCAACAAAAGCTTTATACGGAGGCGAACCGGACATCTCAATGCCGGATATACCACTTCCCGTAGCGCCAGAACCTACAGCGGAGACCAATAAAGATGAATGTGACGTAGCATTTAAGTTTGCTTTTGTGGGCGCTGGTCAAGGGGGTTCAAGAATAGCGGAAGCATTCCATAGGTTAGGCTATAGGAAACTGTCTGCAATCAATACTGCTCAGCAGGATTTAAATACTATTAATTTAGATCACAAATTATGTATTGGCGAAGGTGGCGCAGGAAAAAATCCAGAAGTTGCTAAGAATAAAT